CTTCCTCTTAAAACAACTCTTACATTTTGACTTCCATCAATGTCTGCCATATCAATTAACTTAACTTCTTGCCAGTCATTTAATAGACCTGTTCCAAAGAATAAGTTAGAAGATTCTGCTGCAACCATTTTATCATTTCCTAAACCAGGAGCTGTAAATAATGGAATACCTTGAAAGTTCATCTCTGTTTGACCAACGTTGTAAAGCTCTCTATATCCTAAAGCAGCTTGTGCTTGAATATAAAACTTAGCTGCACTTGTTGGAATATAGATTTTCACATCCTCTTTACCATAAACTGCACCTGGAATAGCATCTACTACTTTTCCTAATTCTGCAATTATGTTTGAAGCTGATAGTGTTGTTCCTGAAACATCAACGACATCTCCGTCTGCTGCTAATAATGCTTGGAATCCGTTAAACTCTCCTGCATTTGCAGTAGCTCCTTGCCAAATGTTTTGCTCTACTTTTTGAGCAACTTTAGCTGAAACTTGTGCAATTAAGAAATCAGAGAATTTTTTTAGGTAAGTTATCATATTGGCTAAAGCCCATAGATTGTGCATCCCAGTCTTGTCTGAAATCTTTTTTACATAACTGAAGGTTCACTTGGAATTCTTCTGGTTGTAAGATTCTTTCTGTTAATGTTACATTTGAAGTTGGATCAAAATCACAAGAAGCATCTTTTAAGATACTATCTAGTGCAAGTTTTTTGATAACTTCTTTAAATTTAATATTGGGTTTAATTGAAACCCCGCCTTGTGATAACGTAACTCCACTTAGTAAAGCTGCTGCGATATATTCACCTGCAAACTCTCCTGCGTAAGTAGTTGTTATACTTGTTGTAGTAGCCATATCTTTTTTATTTATTTAATTATTATAATTCTCCAACTGAAATTGATGAAGCTGCGTTACCATTTCCACTTAAGAAATAGCTAGTCCCGTCAGAATGTATTTCGATGTAATCACCGATACTTTCTGCATCATCTTCAAATGTTACTCTATCTACTGCATCAGCCTCAACGATTGCTCCGTTTACAATTACTCCACCATTAATAGTATCTCTACTATCTGCTGGTGATTGTACTACGAAGTCAGTTGAAAATGCTCCTGATACGATAAATTTTGCTTTCCACCCAGCACTTAGTGCAGGTAAAGTTATTGTATAACCTGTTCCAGAAATTTTAAATACTTTTCCAGAATCTGATAGATTTAATGTCGCCGATGCTGAAACTAATTCATAGTCATCGAAAATTCTCATTACATCATCGCTTATGTGTGTTAATACTGCCATAATTTTTTATTTATTTATTTATTACTTATAGTTTCCATTACTCTGTCTAGAGTAGATTTTGTCCTGTTTTGAGCAAACTTAACTTTAAAGTTGTTTTTCTTCTCCTCAGGATTATGTTTTAAAGGCTCGGCAGCAGGTTGAGATAATTCTTCTTTTAGAATTTCTTTTTCTTCTGCATCACTATTTAAAACTTCTGTAACTGCTAAAGATACTTCCTCTAGAATTTGTGATGACATTTCCTCTTTATCTTTTGGAGACATCATTTTTTCTACCATATCTTTAAGTTCGTCCATTTCTTTTCTGAACTCTTCTCTAGTTACATAACTCATTTCTTCTTTGTCTTCTTCCTCTTTTTCTTCTTCTTCTTGAGCTTTGATTTCTTTAATCATACCCTCTTCTTCGACAACTAATACACGAGAATCTTCTAGTTCGTACTCTCCTACTGGAAGAGCAACATTTTCGTCTTCAGTTTTAATAAAGACTTCTTTACCTGATTCAAAAGCATCTGCTTCTAAAACAGTTCCGTTCTCTAATTTGAGTTCAGCTAACTGTATGTCAGATAGCTCAACACCTAAGAGATTTTTTACTTGTTTTATCATTTCTGTAGCTTTCATAATTATATATCGCTTTTTTAAATTAATTTTGCATTTTTAACTGCTTCTTGTTATTTGACCTATGCCTTGTGCGTGTAGTTCGCCAGTACAACACTCAATCTTATAAGTCAATTCGTCTTTACATAGACAAGCCCTTCTTCCCCCTTTTGGACTAGTGTAGCTAGGTATATAGTCTTGTTTTTTCATTAAATATTTTGAACTTTATTTATTTTTTTTTGTATCTCTTTTTGGAATTGTTTTAGTTTATTGATAGCTTCAAATAAATCTACACCTACTTCATAGTTGTCATAATTTGTATCCTCCTCAGATTCTTCTTTATCTACTTTCGGTTTTAGTTTTTGCATTTCTCTTATTTTTTCT